TTATATTATGATGACAATATTAAATAAACATGTAAGACCAGTAGAAACCTTTGAGGCTTCTAATAAAAAACACCGTCAATACTATTCACAATATATGGCAACCAACTCATGGGGCAATTGCCCTTTTCAGTTAAGGTCTGGCAATTCTTCATTAAGTTTAGCTGGTTATGCTCGTGAGGAGTTGATTAAATATTACATGAATAAAGAGTTCCCTAATGGATAAGTATGACCAAATACTTGAGGAAATGGAAGCCATGTTTGGCATATTACCTCATCCAGAAAGAGAACCTAAAAGATCCTTGTTTTATTTAAAACTATACAAATATCTAAAAACTAAATAAGTGTCATCGACCAAAAGTCGGTAAACAAAACAACCCAAAAGGTAAATAGAATGAATACTAAAGATAAAAAAACAGAAGATTTAGCTCACGAAGCTGCCATATTAAGTTTAATACCTGAAGAAAAGGTAGAAACTCCTTGTGAGAATAAAGATACAATCTGCAATCGTAGATGGATAGAATCATTATCTGATTGCGCCTAAATAAATTTTATATTATGAAAAGTAAATTGATTATATTATTAGTATTTGTTTTATTCCTATTAGCGATACAAGCCGCTCTGGCTACAATTTACTCTCAACAAACCAATCATTCATTAGAAAAGAAAAAACTAGTCGTAGAAGAGACCATATCTACCGAATGGGATAACACTTTTAAATCCTCGATTGTTCCTATTAATGAATAATATAAAGAAAACAAAGATTCGATGTCAAACAGCTTACGCCTTATTTCGTGGCGATTTGCCATTTGGTCATAAGGTGATGCGAGATAAAACAAAGTTTAAAAGAAAACCTAAACATAATAAAAAAGGAATAGATAATGCAGGTAACTCATAAAGATTTTATAGGCGTATATGATGAGGCGGTGTCCATAGAAGATTGTGATAATATGATTGGCGCCATAGAACACCAACTAAATTCAAATAATCCAGGAAACGACATTCGCTCGGGAGACCAACAATTTCACAATAAAGGTGCTGGCCGTAAAGACTATTCTTATTTTGCAAACCATGTGGGACCACAATGGGTTAATCAATTAATTAATGAAACGTTACAGAAATGTTTAGAGCAATATTCTACTGTATATTTTCCAATCAATGACCTAGGTAAATTTAGGTCTGACGAAATTAAATTACAAAAAACACCACCACAAGGTGGATATCATGTATGGCATTGTGAACAAGCAAATAGACAAATGTGTTCACGGGTATTAGTTTGGACATTATATTTGAACGACATTCCCGAAGGCGAAGGTGAAACCGAATTCATCATGCAAGGCCTCCGAATTCGACCCAAAGCTGGTACAATGAGTATTTTCCCAGCAGCATTCACTCACACACATCGTGGTAACCCGGTCTACTCAAAAGACAAGTATATTGCTACTGGTTGGTTTAATTTTGTTGAATAATTTATTATAGGAGATAGTGATGCAAATTTTAGATGAAGATAAGAAGAAGATTAAAGGCGCTTTACAAGAAGCAAGTAATTCACTCACACGAATTGATGCTGAAAGAGACCTTGTAAAAAATATTATTAATGATACAAGCAATACCTTTCAGATTCCAAAAAAGACTGTTAAGAAATTAATCAACGTATATCACAAACAAAACTTTTCCGAAGAAGTAGCTTCACATGAAGAATTTGAAGAGTTATACGAAACCGTCACCAAAACAACAGTTTAATTATGTGGCCGTGTATATTAACGGTGTTTTTAAATTATCATCAAGTGATATATACACAAGAGTTTCATTCGTTTGAAGATTGTGTGAGAGCATCTCATACTAAAATGATTGAATATAATCAGCAAGGTTATAACCGACTTTCAGCTGAATGTAAAAGAAAAAAATGATTAATGTGTTGGCAGCCTTTCTTATGTGGCATAATAACGCCCCTTATTGGTGGTGGGTAATATATGGTATTGTTTTGTATTATATCACAATCTTACCTCTTATTAAAAGAAAAAAGTGATAGCCTATACACCTAAATTATATTATTAAAAGGGGAAAGTGAATGAAAGCATTAAAGATTATTTTAGCAACGGCATTATTTTTTACATTAATTATTATTATTCCATTTGGTATTATTTGGTCATTAAATACCTTATTCTATACTGAAATTGCATATACATGGGAAACTTGGGCAGCTGCCACAATCCTATCATCAATTGTATATGGTTCATCAGCAGCTAGTAACTACTCAAAGAAAAAGAAACAACGAACTTCATGGAATTATTATGCCTAAAAATGAAATGCTAGGTAACCTAATACATAGCAAACCACACACAGGACAGTTTGGTAGTCCAAATCATTCTAAAGAAATGTTACAAGCGATTCGAGACTTTAAAGCTGATATGAATGGCGCAATTAACACCATTTCGGATGATAATATTCGAGCAACCATATCTGGTATATTTGGTAACCATATTGTTAGGTTAGAGAATAAGATTTATAGTTTAGAAGATGAAATTAAATAAGGATTAATTATGTCATACGCAGATATGCTCAAAGAATTATTAGCCAAGAAAAACGAAAAGAATAATCAAGGTAAAAAGAAAAACGACCTTGATACTGGTAAAGGTGCAGTAAAAGACCAAGTCACTTCACACAAACCCGCTAAGAAGTCTGCTGGCCGTGGTCGATAGTGTAAAAAAACGAAGGAAATAGTTATGACAATGATACACACAATTCCAGTAACGGTGTTAGACAATTTTCTTGACGATCCAGATAAAATTCGAGAATGGGCTCTACAACAAGAATATTTTCCATCAAAAAACGGCAGCTGGCCAGGATTAAGGTCTAAATCCATTTCCGAATTAAATACTCCATTTTTTCATTTAATTTGTCGAAAGTTTTTTTCCCAGTTTTATGATGTGCAAAATATGGAAGAATTATCTTGGGAAATTTCCATGAAATTTCAAATAATACCTAAGAACTATGATTCTGGATGGATTCATTCGGATGAAGCGGGTTCTCAAGTAACAGGAATACTATATCTTTCACCAAACGCCAACTTGAATGGAGGAACATCAATTTATCGTAATAAATCTAATATTATTCAACCAAATAGAGATAATGACAAATTTAAAGTAGATAGTTATTTGAATAAGATAACAATGCAAGAAGCGAAAAAATATATGGAAGAACATAATGCACAATTTGAAGAAACAATTCGAGTATCAAATGTTTATAACCGTTTAATTTGCTTTGATTCTCAACTTATACATGGAGCTCAAGATTTTTTTGGTGAAGGTGAAGAATCTAGGTTAACTTTAGTGTTTTTTGTGAATAAATTGTTTGTAAATAACACTCCCATTAGTCGATTGCGTAGAATTATTATTTAAGGATAAAATAGATGATTAACAATTGGTTTCCACCTGATGACGATGAACCATTCTTAATGCCTGGTGAATTAGACCACATGAAGCAGAAGGCTCGTGCAGCTATGCGAGGTCGTGGTAGTCAATCACTCGAAGAGGCGATTAAAGATGCTATGGCTAAACCGCCTGTGCCGATTATATTGGAAGACCCTACAAAAAAATGATATTATCAACCTATCAAGAAGGTAACAAGACGGCCAATGTATGTAAACAACAACATGAATGGGTGGTCATGGTCTATGAGAATGATAATTATATCGAAACAATACTAGCTACATCTGAAGCTAATGCTGAAGAGTTAGCCGAAGATTATGTCATGGGAGTAAAATGATGTTTGAAATTATTAATGAAGTTATCCAGTTTTTATCTGAAAAGACCGAACCCATTGAAGTATTATATGTGAAGCATATTCCTAAACCAATAAGGTTTATATTATACCCAATATCACAGGTTATCCTAGGGGTTATCGTATTAACATCGGTGATATCGGTGTTAGTTGTATCGGCATTGATTCACTCATATCGTAAAGTTAAAGAGGCTTATAACGATTATGAATAAAGATATTTTTCCGTTATTCTCTTCAGATATTGTTAGGTATAAAATTGATCCAAATTCATATGACAAACAAGGTATCATTGATACTTTAACAGAGAATTATATTCAATCACCATATCGCAATAAGTTTGATGAAATTTCAGATTTACATCATACCTACAATGATTGGGATAATGGAGATTTTAAAGAAGTTGATCCATCTTCGATTGTTCCGTGTTATCAAAAGGTTATTGAAGACTTTTTTGAAGGACATCATTACAGTCAACCAATTAAGTGGAGATATGAAATAGAAAACTTTACGGCTATGAAAGGCAATCAACATATGGACACACACTCTCATGTTGGAATAGTCAATAAACATGTTGTTATGTTTTCGTGTATTCATTATATTCGGTATATACCAGGACAGGCTGAAACTGTCTTTGTAAACCCAATATCAAGTCCAGCCTTTGGTTTTATATATGGCGATTATAGTAAAAAATTAGTTAAGTCGCATGAAAATTCTACTTACTTTGGTAAATTTACATTAAAAATACAAGAAGATGATTTTATTATATTCCCATCTTACCTGGAACATTTTGTAAAGCCTGGTAAAAACACCGAAGATTTAAGAATGACATCTGTTGTCAACATAAAAGTAGAGCGAGAATGTTTATGAATAGAAAAGTATTAAGGTTTACCGCATCCTGGTGCCAACCATGTAAGATGCTTGCTAGAACACTTGAAGATATCCCTACAGACTATCCAATTGAAGTGATAGACATTGACGAGAAGCAAGACCTAGCCATCCAATATGGCGTCCGTGGTGTTCCAACGCTTGTTATGCTTCAGGATGATGTAGAGACTAAACGAATCGTAGGTATGCAAACCGAAGGGTTCCTGAAAGAGTGGTTAGTGTGAAGATATACACCAATAAACCTAGAGACCATTGGGTATCACCATATAGAATTTGCGAGAAGGTTTGTTTCTGGCGTGAAATTGACTATGATGAGCCTTGGGTGAGAAGAACCAATAAAGTATTAGAACCAGTATGCACTTTATGGATGAATTTACTTGATGTCATTCACCCTAAAGTGAACTATATTAAGATTGACCGCTGGGATACCTGGTCAATGGATTCTACACTATCACCTATTATTTTACCTATGCTGAAGCAATTAAAGGCGACCAAGCATGGCGCACCGTTTGTAGATGATGAAGATGTGCCTAAACGATTAAGAATTGGTGCCAAAGGAACTGGTGATCCAGATGTCCATAAGCTATTTGAAGATGGTGATAACACCTTTTTTGAGAGGTTTGATTATATTCTGGATGAGATGATTTGGACATTTGAGCAACTATCTATGGATGACAATGAAGCGCCATTTTACACACATATGACCAAAACCATTGATTGGGATAAAGATATCAACAAATCTATACGGGATATCAAAGTAGACCACAAAGGGTTGGCGAAACATCATGCTCGTATCGATAACGGTCTCCGCCTATTTGGTAAGTATTATCGCTCACTATGGGATTAACCTTTTATGAAAATAGCCTATTGTTCCGACCTTCATTTAGAGTTTGAAGACCTTACTCTTAAAAATGAAGAAAATGCTGATGTATTAGTCCTCGCAGGCGATATATGCGTAGCTAAACACCTCCATAAATTTCAAGAATTTTTCCAAAAAGTCCAAGAAGAATTTCCAAAGGTAATCTATGTTATTGGTAACCATGAGCATTATGGTCATCTATTCAATGATACAGTTAAGGTGCTCAAAGAGAACCTGCCTGACATTCATATCCTTGATAATGAGACAGTCGTTATTGAAGATATCACCTTTGTGGGTGGGACTCTATGGACTGATATGAATGAAGAAGACCCGACCACAATGTCGGCGGCGGGTATGATGATGCCAGACTTTAAAATAGTCAAATACTTTGATGGGGTTAATTACATGAAATATACCACAGCTCAATCAATCCGTGAGTATAATAGAACCAGTGGATACATTAACATTGTCACCCAGGCGAAAGATAAAAATTATGTGGTCATCACACACCACTCACCATCAATTAAATCATGCCATGAGAAGTATGCCCATGATACGGTGATGAATGGCGCCTTTCATAACAACCTAGATGACTTTATTGCTTATCGACCACAAATTAAGGTCTGGATCCATGGGCACACCCATGACCCATTTGACTATGAAATAAGTAGTACCAGAGTATTATGTAATCCCAGAGGATATCCCCGTGAGACTTCCAATTGGTCTTTTAAACTAAAGTATATTGAGGTGTAATCGTGATGTTCCTATTTAAAAAGAAAAAAATTATCCTAGATTGTTTCACTTACAATTCAAATGCCTATGAATATGGTAAGATAGAACGGGCTTCTAAATTTTATCCAGATTGGTGGAAAAATACACCAAGAGAACATGATAAAGGCCAAATGGGCCAAGTAAGCAGCATTAAAACATGCACCGGCCTTATTGAAAACTACCAATATGGTATTATGCTACCTCTATGGACAGACTTAATTATTTCAGTCAACGGGGCGGATAAATCATACCGCTGGCAATATGCTGATATGGAATCTAGGATAGAATCACATTCACATCCACAATGGGATACCTATACTGACCCAGGCACCCATATACATTTAAAAATGCTCACTCCTTGGATGTTTAAGTGTAAAGAAGATGTGCCATTCATGTATATGCGACCCTATTGGAACTATCAGCCATTTAGCTCAATATCCGTTCCTACGGGTATTATTAATTTCAAATATAATCATGCCACCAATTTTAATATGTTTATTAATGCAACATTGGATGCTCATATTGAACTTAAACATGGTGATCCTTTAGCTCATATGATACCAATAGACAACCGAGAGGTCACCATACATAACCACCTAATAGATGACAAAGAGTATGATAAAATCTTTGCAAAACTTAAATTTAATGGTAACTATAATAGAGTAAAGAAACTCATGCAAGAAAAAGAAAGTAAGTGCCCATTTCATTCACTATGGAGTAAGTAAAGATGAACCAAAGAATAGTCCAAGAAGAACTATTTCCTATAGAAAATAAAGACAGTATAGACCAAATAGTCATAGACCTACACAATATTGCTCGTAGGGTAGAGGATAATGGTAATCTATATGGAGTAGGGTATTCTATAAGAGAGATAGCCGATAGGTTAAGTGAGTATAAGAAGAAAGACTATGTACCAGATAGTGAATCATGGTATGAACCATAAGAATGATATAATTGCCTCTTTTAATTGATTTTTAGTGTTATCCTTTTATAAGTAGTATATGGTTTAACGATTGCCAAAGGCTTCGTTCTTCCCCTTTTTAATTGAATAGGAGTAATACCCATGAAAATCGATTTAGATAGCTGTATCCCGTATGTTTCCAAAAAACTTTCCGTAATCCCCGTGCCCGATTGGACACAAGCCAATGTAATCTCTAAAGATACCATTATATTAGATTTTAGTCAGATTTATATTGATGATATCGAAGGCAACAAAACCAAAGAAGAAACCCACACCGCCGAAGAAATTGAAAATCTTAAAAATTCTTTTGCTGGCGGTGTTGACCTCAAAGAATTTCCTCCTGCTGTTCGCTATCGTGGACCATTATATGATAAACCCTATGAGTTAATCTATGGGTATGGCCGATGTGAGGCTATTCTATTGAATAAACAAAAATCATGGTATTTTACCCTTTTAGAAGGTGATGATGATTCTTTAGAAGATGTCCAAGCGATGGAAAACGAACAATTACCAAAGCGTATTAATAAAGAAGTTGACATGAGAAAGTTCCTCTCAAATAAAGTCAAACAAGGTAAATTGAAAAATGATGAGAAAGATATCAAAGAGAAGTTTAAAAAGATTTATACCAACCGTGATAAAACTGTAATGAACCGAGTAGTGCAACAAGTCATGGAAGAATTAAATACACCTCAACCATATATTCTATACACCTCAACCCCTAGAATCCAACAATGGTTAGATAACCATTCAAGTGAACAATATTCTATTGAAGGTGAGTATGATGTTAAAAGAAATAGAGTTGGTGTCCATATTAAAGAAGGTTATCAATACCGTGTTGTAATTGCAGCTATTGAAAGATTTGCTAAAACAGGCCAAATTACCTATGTTATAGGCCATTTTGCAGCGCCAACCAAGGTAAAAACACTTGCTTATAAGAGAAAACAATTTATACAAGAATTTGAGAGTATAAAGGCCTCATTCGAAGTTTGTGGGTTACATACATGGCCAATAGAGATAATGGGGTTTCTACCTCAAGATAAAGAACACGAGAACCTCAAAAGGTTAATTAAAATGGATGATGTGGTATAAGTAGGTAGTTGCCTTATGGGAGAGTATTACTATTGATAGTGGTATTCTCCATGAGGTAGTAACCAACCTGTTATAAAACCATTGGATCCGTTAGCGAATGCCTGGACAATATAAACTAAAGAAGTGTAAGTTTTGCAGTATAGAACACCGCAGACGAGGCCCCTACTGCTCCCAAGGGTGTGCATCGAGAGACCGTGAACCGACTGAGGCTATGCGTGAAGGCATGCGTAGAGTGGCCATCGAGTATAACAAAACCCCCGAAGCCATTGCTAAGCAAAAGCAATTAGGCACGCCACTGGCCTCTATGACCGTTGACGAGTTTGCTGTTGATGTCCCTACTATAAGGGACTATGACGACCTACCTGAAGGGTATGAGAGAGGTGAGAGCTGGTGACCTAGTAAAAGTCAGCGCTGTCTTGAACCTCTATATCCTCATCCACTTTGAATAGCTCTTTAAGTGGCATGGTATAGATGTCCTTTTGTTCCTTTTCAATTTTCTTTAATTCAGCGTCCGTTGGACCACCGATATCAATGTATTTTCTCATCACATCATTCCTTATATTGATTGGTGAATTGAAATAGGCTGTCCATTCTTCGTCCCATTCAATCCATCTGGTTCCTATTTTAGCTATTTTACTTACTTTCATGGACGCTTTGCCTATCTGTAGAGGTAACCGCCAGCCCAATCGGCCATGACTTTTAGTTTTTCAATGTCAGTCACAAGGTTGAAACGAACACCTTTAGCAGGGCTCTTCCATGATTTAGCCTTGTATAAGTCACCATTATTCTTATCAACGAAGGCATGGACACCACGCTGGTTATTCACCATGATAATCTTAATGTAGCGGTTACCTTCTTCCGTTACGAAATCATAGTCAAGGGTTGACCCATTCTTATAGTAGTTAGCCTTGAGTATGGCGCATAGTTGGTTGGTTAGGTCTTTAATGTTATTCATAATTATTCTCCCTTATAGAGGTCGATAGCAAGTATCACACCTGTTTGATTGTAAACCGCCTTAGCGTAGGCAGTAGCTTCGTTTAATGTTTTAAATAATTTACCATCACAAATTAACATATTCTTTATCCTTTTCAATTCTATGTAACCATTGTATCATAAGACGGCAACAATGTCAAGCATTATAAAGCGAACGAAAACAAGGGCTTAGCGCTAAGCTCTTGATTAATAAGGGCAAGTATTTTTAGCGAAAGTGCTTGACATTTAGGCAAACCTATGATATAATGGTGTTATAGAATTGAGAAAGCGAGACAAAATGAACTTTGAAAAGATGACAACCGACCAATTATTGGGCTACTTTAGAGATTTTTATAAAGACTTCTATGGTGTCCGCCCAAGCTTTTATACTCCCGAACAGGCAGCAAATCGTGCCTTTTTACTTGCAGAGATCCAAAAGCTCGAGAATGCTTTTGAGAATATGACCAAGACAGCTCAAGGTCGTGCAGCTCTTGAATCGAATGGATGGGTGATAGCATGACCGAAGACTGGATTGTGACGGAAGAAGAGCTTAAAAGTATCCAAGATAAGTGCATAGTGCCAATTATTTTAAACAAAAAAGAGCTCAATATAATCAAATACTTAGCCAGCCTGAAGGTTGACAGTCCCCAATATGCTGATGTAAATCAAGAGCTTACGACCATCCTAAAAAAGATAGCGAAAGTGCTTGACAAATAGGCAATAGTGTGTTATCCTGGTTATATAGAATTTAAAAGGAAACGAAAAAATGACAAGAACAGTTGAAGAAAAGAACCAGTGGGACATGCAGGCATACGGATGCCGTGCAGTTGCGATAGATAACGCTCTCCAAGATTATCGAGATCCACTCATGCTTGCTGCGAGTATGCTATCAGACGCTCAAGAACTTATCTCTGAAGAATATGGACGACCTGACACGGAATCTGCTCGCCAGCTCATGAACCGTGCTAAATACATTATGTTTAAAATGATGAAGGATAACCAAGATGCCACAGCCTAACTTTCAGTATAAGAAGGCGCTCGCCCTTGGTGATAAGGCTTTCGAAGCCCTAGTGACCACCAAAATATTAGAGATTGTACCAGAGGCCACAGCCACCTGGACGAACTATACGCTGTTCCTAAAGACCAGTGAGACCGACATGCAAAAAGTATATGCTTACCTTGCAGGTACCTATGGTATGATGAATGTTGACATTAACCAAGTAGGAGACGAGTATGCCATTGACTTTATATAAAGCTAACC